TCCACGTTGTATAAGCTAAGGTTCTTAGCATGATAATCCCAGATATTGTTAGTGATCCACCAATCACCAATCCTAACGGCTCAATGTCGATTAATTTTGTTGCGTCTTATGAAGGCTATGTGCTGAAAGACGCAATTGTCGGCACACCCGAATACATCAACTCTCTTTCTGCCCAAGAAATTAACACGATTGAGGTTGATCGGTTTAATGTCTGGTACGACATTGTTAACCCAGCGGCGGAGGAATAATTATGGCTGATCGCTATTGGGTAGGCGGTGCGGGTACTTGGGATGCAACCACAACTACAAACTGGTCTGCGACTTCTGGTGGTGCTGGCGGTGCTTCTGCCCCTACGTCTGCTGATAATGTAATCTTTGATTCGCTGTCTAACGCAACACTATATACAGTCACCGTAGGCACGAACGCTGTTTGTGAGGACTTGACGGTTGCTGGTCCATTATCAGGTAATGTCACATTCTCCTTGGGCGCTACGGCAGCTATTAGCTGTCATGGTTCATTGACTTTGCCAGCAACGGGGCTTACTTGGTCAGCTATTGCTAATGCGACAATAACCTTTAGATCAACCACTACAGGCAAAACCATTACAACTAATGGTGTTTCTTTGGCTAGTGCTGCCATAGTTTTTAATGGTGTTGGTGGTGGTTGGACTTTAGGTTCGGCGTTGACTTATGGTAGCAATAATCCGTTAGAAATTGCTAATGGAACATTTAATACTGGTAATTTTAATATAACTGGCGGAATTTTCAGGGTTACTACAGTAGGAACACAAGTAATTAACTTAGGTTCTTCTACCGTAACATTATCTAATTCTTCCGCTATTACTTTTTCACAAACAGCAGGGCTTACATTTAACGCTGGCACATCACAGATTACTTGTTCTGGAGCAAGTCCAACATTTGCTGGCGGTGGACAGACTTTCTACAATGTATCGTTTACAAGTGCTAGTGCTGGAAACACAACCATTTCTGGCGCAAATACATTTAATGATTTAAACCAAACAAGCAGGAGTGCTACTTCGATAAGAGGTTTTTCTTTAGGCGCAAACCAAACTGTATCTGGAACGCTAACTCTAGGTGCAGCAAATACTTCTGTTCGCAGACTACAGGTACAGTCCGACATCATTGGAACGCAGCGCACAATTACTCTTAACGGAACGCTTGCCACATTAGCGGATGTTGACTTTAGAAACATTGCAACTGCTGGTTCTGTTGGCACATGGACAGGCACTCGGCTTGGTAACGGACTAGGTAACAGCGGCATTACATTTACCGCAGCTAAAGACGTTTATTGGAATCTTGCTGCGGGTGGTGTTTGGACGGCTACCGCTTGGGCATTATCGTCTGGTGGTGCTGTTGATGCAAATAACTTTCCACTAGCGCAAGACAAAGTAATTATTGAAAACACAGGTCTTGACTCAGCCGCTTCAATTTCTGTTTCACTTGCTGTCTATTGGTTTGGAGAACTAGATATTTCTACTAGAACTCTACCAATGACATTTGCCAGCGGTTCTTTTCAAGCAATCATTTACAAAAACGTAACGCTATCTTCTGCTGTCACAATGACTGGTACAGCCGCTTGGGTATTTAACGGTCAAGGCACTACACAGATTTTAGATACCAATACCGCTACGTTCACACCACCTATTACTATAGACTCCCCAACCGGAACGCTACAGCTAGCAGAGAATACAACTTGCTCTGCTGCGGTTACATTGACTAGCGGGACGCTAGACTTATCTAGCGGCAACAGGACATTGACTTGTCTTACATTTAGCTCGACCAATACAAACACAAGAGTCATAGCGTTTGGTACTGGAAACATCACAACAACTGGAACTGGAACTGTTTGGACTACCGCTACATCTACAAACTTTAGTCGCACAGGTACGCCAACCGTTAATATTTCAAACAACTCAGCCACCGCAACTAGTATACAAACTGCTGCAATGACTGAGGCGCAGGCTTTAAACTTTAATTTTACTACAGGTACATACACACTTAGTGAGTCAACTAATAATGCGTATATGTCTGTGAATTTCACAGGTTTTGCTGGAACAATCGGGGGTACTGCTAGAACTATTTATGGCAACTATACTTTAAGCACAGGAATGACTTTAACTGCTGGTGGAAACATAATTACATTTGCAGCTACATCAGGCACACAGCAGATTACTACAGCAGGAAAAACAATAGACAACCCCGTTACTCAAAACGGAGTAGGCGGTACTGTCCAGTTGCAAGACAACCTGACGATGGGTTCTACCCGCACATTTACGCTGACCAACGGCGCACTTAACGTCAACGGTAAGGTATTTACTACGGGAATATTTAGTTCCTCTAACTCCAATACCCGCACTATAAATCTAGGTACTAACGGGAAGATTGCGGTTAACGGTGGCGGCTATACAGTAACGACTACTGGGCTAACACTTAGTGGCACAGGCACGATCAGCATGGACTTCGCAACTGCTAAGACCTTCGCTGGTGGCGGTGGTGTTTACCCGTACACGCTAAATCAGGGCGGTGCTGGAACGCTTTTTATTACTGGTGCGAATACTTTTGCCAACATGACTAACACCGTGCAGCCCACTACGATTACATTCCCAGCGTCTACAACCACAACTTTCAGCAATTTTAACGTAAACGGTACGGCGGGCAATTTAGTGACGCTGAACTCTAGTTCCCCTGGAACGCAATTTACTTTGTTAGAAACGTCTCTTGTAGTTGTAAATTATTTAGATATTATTAACAGCGCCGCTACACCAACAAACACTTGGTACGCATTAGATTCAACAGATAGCGGCAATAATACAGGGTGGATATTTAATGTTTTACCGCCAGCATCTGGGCAAGAAAACCCAATTAGTTTAAGATCGTTTACTGAATACCGGAGATTTTAATATGTCAGCAAATCTAAAAGCTGTTACGACCTGTATGGGCTACCAGCAAATTACATCTTTAAGCAGCGCAACTAATCTTACTGTGCCTGTTCAAACACCAGATGGTCTAAACGCCAAACCTGTCTTTGCGCTGATTATTGCTGAAAGTCAAGCTGTTCGCTGGCGTGATGACAAAACAGCCCCCACCGCTTTGATTGGTATGACTTTAGCTGTTGGCATCCCATTGCAATACGATGGTGACTTGATCAACATTCAGTTTATTGAACAAGCTGCTGGTGCTACATTAAACATTAGTTACTACATGTAATTAAGTTTTTAACAAGGAATCACGTTATGTCTGTCTTTTTATCTCCGGTAGGCGGCGCTGCTGCCCAGTTTTTCGACAACAACGGCGTTCCTTTAACCGGTGGCAAACTATTTACCTATGCTGGCGGGACTACAACACCGCAAACTAGCTACACAACTATTGCTGGTAACGTCGCCCATACCAATCCGATAATCTTGGATTCGGCAGGGCGTGTGCCTGGTGGCGAGATTTGGCTTACAGACCAATCATATAAGTTTGTTCTTAATGATGCCAATAACGTACTCATTGCAACGTATGACAACATTTTTGCCATACCTCCTGTTTCCGCTTTAGATGCAGCGACCACACCATTAACGGGTTCTGAGATTTTATCTATCGTTCAGAGTGGATCAACAGTTAAAGTCTCTGTTGCTAACCTGACTGCTGGACGTGCGGTTAGCGCAGAGTCTGCGGTTGTTTCGGGCAATGTACTTGTTGGTGCAACTTCTACAAGAAGTGTCGGCAACAGTTTTCAAAATACAACATCATCTCAAATTTTTAACGAATTAAAAGCTACTGACCTTGCTGCATTTACTACTGTTTTAAATAGAAATGATTCTAATTCCGCACGTATAGTATTTGGCAAGTCAAGAGGCACAACGGCGGGAAGCGTTACAACGGTTCAAGCTAACGACAATTTGGGATCAATGTATTGGGCGGGTGCAGATGGCACGTCTTTAAATCCAATCGCCGCAACTATTGACGTAGCAGTAGACGGAACACCTGGGCTAAACGATATGCCTGGACGCATGGTGTTTTCTACTACTGCTGACGGTGCTAGTACACCAACCGAACGTGTGCGTATTAACTCTTCTGGTAACGTGGGAATTGGTACCGCTACGCCCAGTGCTCCGCTTCATGTTGAAGGGACGTTTAACAGTTTTAATCCAACTGGAAATGGAGTGCTTTTAGGAACAGATGGTGGGTACAGTTTTATTCGTTTAAACGAAGTCACTGGTGGACTTATTGATTTTTCAACATCGGGCACAGCTTTTAAAGGACGTATTGAGTACCTTGACGCAAATAATACAATGTCATTTTTTACCGGTGGCATTGAGCGAATGAGTGTTAGTGGCACTGACGGAATATTACTTAGCAGAAGCACTCCAATTGCTGGAATAGGGTCTAGCGTTTCTGTAAGTTACGTTCCTAATTCTGGTCACGGAATTACTTTAAAAGCAGAATCAACAGTATTTACCTACAACGCAATTAGATTTTTAAATATTGCTGATGGCGTAAGCGGCACTATTACCCAGACTACATCAACGGTTTCATACAACACGACTTCGGATTATCGCTTAAAAGAAAACGTATTGCCCATGATAGGGGCGCTTGCTAAAGTAGCAGCCCTCAAGCCCGTTACCTACACATGGAAAGTGGATGGCGTGGCAGGACAAGGTTTTATCGCCCATGAGTTGCAAGAGGTTGTGCCTGATTGCGTAACAGGAACAAAAGATGCCGTTGATGAAAATGGCAATATTCGTCCTCAAGGCGTAGATACATCATTCCTAGTTGCTACTTTAACGGCAGCAATTCAAGAGCAACAAGCAATGATTGTTCAATTACAGGCTGATGTAGCTGCATTAAAAAGCACAAACTAAGTAAAATATTGTATATTAACCGTACTGGTGCGCCCACCAGGGTTTCTTAGGAAACAAAAATGTCAGAAGAAGTAAGCCAAGCGGAAGTAAATCCCGCGCCGGAACTGGAAGCTACGGTAGCCCCAGTATCTGAAGTTCAAACGCCGGAAGTAGACCAAGACCAGCAGCCAGCCAAATCCTTTAGTCAGGAAGAACTGGACGCAGCCATTGGAAAACGGCTCGCAAGAGAGCAACGTAAGTGGGAAAGAGAGCAGGCTCAAAGAGCGCAACCACCTGTGCAGCCAGCTACTCCCGTAGCGCCAGAACAGTTTGAATCGACCGATGCGTATGTAGATGCACTTGCAACGCAAAGAGCCGAACAACTTTTGGCACAACGAGAGCAGAATAAGCAAAGGACGGAACTCCTAGAGTCGTATCACGACAGAGAGGAAAAGGCACGGGAGAAGTATGACGACTTTGAACAAGTCGCCTATAACCCAAACCTTCCAATCACTGATGTGATGGCTCAGTCGATTCAATCATCTGATATTGGTCCCGAAGTGGCTTACCACTTAGGCGCTAATCCGAAAGAAGCTGAACGCATCGCCCGCCTATCGCCAATCTTGCAGGCTAAGGAAATTGGTAAGTTGGAAGCTAAATTAGCCTCTGATCCGCCAGTTAAGAAAACATCTAACGCGCCAACGCCTATTAGTCCTCTCACTGCCAGAAGCTCGGGTTCGCCCGCATACGATACGACTGACCCACGCTCAATTAAAACAATGAGCACCTCAGATTGGATCGAAGCTGAACGGCAACGTCAGGTTAAAAAGCAGGAAGCGCTACGCAACCGCTAACTTACTTTTAGGAAATTATCATGGCTAATAGCCTTCTTACCATTGACATGATCACACGAAAGTCTCTTGAAATCCTTGAGAACAATCTTGTGCTCACACGTAACGTCAACCGCCAATATGACGACTCCTTCGCTGTTGAAGGCGCCAAGATTGGTTCAACTCTCCGTATCCGCCTGCCCGATCGTGCGCTGGTGACTGACGGTGCCGCCCTGCAAGTTCAGGCCGACAACGAACAGTTCACAACGCTGACAGTCTCCAGCCAGAAGCACATTGGTGTTAACTTCACCTCTGCCGAACTGACAATGCAGTTGGATGACTTCGCAGAGCGTGTCTTGAAGCCTCGCGTTTCGCAGTTGGCATCTTCGGTTGACGCCGACGTTGCGACTTCGTACAAAGGCATTGCTAACGCAGTCGGCACACCAGGCACTACGCCTGCGACTTCCTTGGTTCTGTTGCAAGCTAACCAGAAGCTCAACGAATTTGCCACCCCAATGGATCAGCGCTACGCAACGGTTAACCCTGCTGCCAACGCCGGTCTGGTTGAAGGCATGAAGGGTCTCTTTAACCCAACCGGCACTATCAGCCGCCAGTTCAAGAACGGCATGATGGGTGAAGGCATTTTGGGTCTAGACGAGATCAATATGTCTCAGTCAATTAGCAACCACACAAACGGCGATTGGGGTACTGCCATCACTGTGACTACAACTGTCGCAACTGAAGGTCAGTCAACACTCGCAATCAGTTTCACTGGTTCAAGCAAGACATGGAACGTGGGCGACATCTTCACCATCGCTGGTGTGTTCGCTGTTAACCCACAGACACGTCAATCGACAGGTAGCCTCCAACAGTTCACCGTGACTGCTGCGGCAACTGGTTCTTCCTCAGCCACACTGAGCATCAGTCCTGCTCTGTACACTGCTGGAAACGCATTGGCTACTGTGCTTACATTCCCACAAGCTGGTGCTGTTGTGACGATGTTTGGTTCAGCGACTGTTGGCTACCCGCAAAACTTGATCTATCACAAAGATGCGATTTCGTTTGCTACGGCTGACTTGTTGTTGCCACAGGGCGTGGATATGGCTTCACGCCAAGTCCATAACGGTATTTCGTTGCGTATCGTGCGTCAGTACGACATCAACAACGACCGCCTCCCCTGCCGTATTGACGTTCTGTATGGCTTCGCAGCTATCCGTCCTATCACTGCCGTCCGTCTCTGGGGCTAAATCAGTGGGGGCTTCGGCCCCCATTCGTAATTTATTTAAAGGAAATTTATCATGGCACTTTCTAATGGCACAGGCGGTTATCAAATCGGTGCAGGCGCAACTGACGAAGCAATTATGTTTGTTCAGGGCGCACCTACTGCATTGGCTGCCGCAGCAACCGCAACGGCTGCACAACTCCAAAATGGTCTGTTTACTTTTAACGGCACCGCTGGCAACTTAACATTGCCAACAGTCGCTTTGTTGGAAGCAGATATGTCTAGCGCACAAAAAGTCAATTCTGCATTTGACTTCTACGTCATCAATACCGACGCATCTGATGCTATTACTTTGGTTGTTGGTACTGGTTGGACTATCGTTGGTGTGGCGGCTGTATCTGCTGTAACTTCAGCTCACTTCCGTGCGCGCA